TCCATCAGTATTGTTGACAGTAATAGCAGCAGCACTAGCTCCTACCCCTTTTATCGAATTTACCTTGATCTCTGACATAATTAACTAGGTTTTGGGTTAGCTTCTTTAACCGCTTTGATGTGGGTAGCCCACGTTCCAGTTGTATCTAGTTTACCAGCGAGCATATCTGCATACAACATATCAAGTTGATCTCCGATTGTATCGTAGGTTGTAGAACCATTTGTTGTTCTATCGGTTTTGTACTTAACAGCAGCAGCTTCAGCATCTAGTGTAACTCTCGCAGAATCAATATCAGATTGAACAAGTGTTATCTGTGAGCCATCAGCCTTAAAAGCTCCTGTTCCATCATCAACAGTTACGGCATCAGGATATGCTTTATAAATAGCTTCGTGATCTAAACTCATTATCCTGCTACCTCCATTACTGTTATTGTTGATGCACCTCTACCTGTATAAGCATTATTACTATCTGCACTTGTTCTATTTACAACAAAAGTATTTGAACCTCCATAAATTCTTCCTTGCAATTTATAAGTCGTTGCACTTGTTGTTGATGGAGAATCAAGAAAAGAACCAGCTGCAGGAGCAACCTTATCAGCATTTTCTTCTTGTTTAAAACCTCCAACAGTACATTCTACTCTATTTGCACTATCTGTATTGCCAACTTTTATAGCTGTACTAGCTCTAACTAATTGTATAAAAAATAATTCTCCTCCAGACATTTGAATATCGTATAGAACTAATATTTTACTACTTGTTGCTGTAGGAGTTATTGTTACGGATAACCCTGTTATATCAACAAAAGAATTATTTGTGCTAGAAGAAAAGGTATCAGTTTTTGTTGTAGAAACAACTTGAAGAATATTCCCTGCCTTTGGGTTTGTTGTAGTTAATATCGTTCCATCTGCTGAATCAGGCAGAGTCATTACTCTGTTATTAGCAGAAGAAGAGGGTGCTTGTAAGCTGAAAGACCCACCACCTGATGCTGCGTTTAGTTTAATCTTTGCTGTCATTTATCCAGCCTCCAATGCAGCGACTTTTGTTTCCAATACTTCAATTTTAGCAATAGCCTCCTGTAATGCAGCAGTAAGTAAAGGTACAAGTTTACTTTGATCTAATTGTTGATAAATTGGATCACCAACATTTTCAGATATGTTTACTTTTACATCTTCAGCAGTTGCTACCGCATCTTTTGTTCCATTTACAGCTTCTGGGACTGCTGTAACTTCATGTGCTAAAAATCCATCTATTGTAACACTAGGTTCATTTATAAAATTAAATCTTTTTGGTAATAGTGTTTTTAATCTTGTTATTGCATCTGTAAGACTAACAATATTTTCTTTTCTTCTATAGTCAGAAGAAGTGTTAAATGCTGTACCACCACTACTAAAAGTAATGCTTCCAACTTGTGTCTGTGCTGACATTGTTCTAAATGCTGTATAACCACCAGTATGCAAACCTTTCGCAGTAAATCCTACGCTATTTACACCACCTCCACCATCCATTCTAGAAGCAATAAGACCATCTTTCCTTAGAACACATCCATCATCAGTATTACTTGATCCACCACCATCATCATTAGTTGTACCAACTGTTAAGTTTCCCGAAGAATTTATACGCATACGTTCTCCAGCAGCCGTATCAAACCTCATAAAGTTTGAACTATGGTTGTATAGAATACCACCTGCGTTATATGAACCATCTGATGTTCCATCTGCAAAGTAAATATTTCCATAATTACCGCTAGCACTATATATTGACATTCCTGAATCACTAGCACCAGTACCAACTACTAGATTTCTACCATCAGCATTAAAACTTGAAGGACTTGTTGTTCCAATTCCAACTCTCCCAGACGAATCAACAGTTGCTCTAGTTACTCCACCTGTGTTTATATTGACAGTATCAGTACCAAAATTTATTCCTGTATTACTATCTGTTCCCTGTACTGCTGGTGCGGAAGCTGATCCATCAACCCCAGAAATACCAGTAGTGCCGTTAATGTTTAATGCCATAATTAAAGAATAACAAATAAACTGCCAGAAGGCACAGTAACAGTAACCCCACTATTTATAACAGGGCTAACAGTATGTGCATTTTTCCCAGAAGTAATTGTATAAGATGTAGTAACATTTGTATCACTCTCAAAAAACACCTCATCACCGCCAGAACCAGTTGCTCCCGCCCCACCTCCTACCGCAGCAAATGCAGAACCATTATATATTTCAGCACTAGCTAATGTACTATTCCATCTAAAATCACCAGTAGCAGGTGAACCAGGTCTTTGTGCTGTAGTACCAACTGGTACACGTAAAGCACCTGTATAGTTATGTATAACAGAACCAGTAAATGTTGCACCTGCAAGTGCTGCAAGACCTAAATTAGTTTGTGTTACATTTCCTATTGTTACATAACCATTATTAGCAGCATTTCTAATTTTTAAAAGGCTAGTTGTTGTATTAACAGATAATTGAAAAGCAACATTTGCACTAGGGTCACTACTACCACTATTTAATGTTTGTATTGCACCTAAAACAGCATTAATATCACTTCTTACATTTGCTCCTGTATCATTAGCTATTGTATAGTCTGTAACTTGTGACATAACTAAATTACTTTACCTTTAATTTTAAGCACCTTTACCAAATCCTACCGCAACATAGTTAAAATTTCTACTAATACTTGCATTTGATGAGTTTTTGAAATGGACAGTAAAACCTGTACCAGATATACTACTAACTTCAAAATAATCACCACTAGCCATATTCTGACCAGTAATACCAATAGAAGGTAAACTACTGTTTGCACCATTTAGTGCAGAAGTGCCTGTAAAAAATGCTTTATCAAATGTAATAGCTTTTGCACCTGCACCACTACTTATAGCTGTAGCACTTTGTTCTGTTCTTCTTTGAAATGTTGCAGTATAACCTAGCTGAGTAACTTTTATATCCTGTGCAGGGTCACTACTTGTTAACTTTGCTCTAAATTGTAAACCTCTTGCCTTATATGTACCATTAGCAAAAGTTTGAAATGCAGTATAGGTAGGTGAGCCAGATGGGTCTGTTTGTGTTGTTCTTACAAGTAGTTCAGCATTTACTGCAGTAGCTTCTGTACCATCAAAATCTGTATAGTCATCTATTAAACCTCTTGCATCTAGTAAATTACTGGGTAAAAAACCTTCTGTTAAAAAATGTCTTTGCAGGTCTATAGAAAATACAGCACCTAAATCTAATGTTGTTGCAAAATCATAAGTACCTAAAGGTACAATGCCACCAAAATCATCTAATGAAGATACTAGATCAAAGTCTGTAATATCATCAAAGTTACCACCACCTACTAAATTTAAAGAAGTTGTTGTTGCATCATAGGCAACATTAGTTTTTGTACCTTGAAACTGTGGGTTGTCTGTATCTTCTCTCCTAGTCTGTGCTAATAAAGAACCTTGTGTATCAGGTAAATCTAAAATTATAGAAGTAGAACTAGCACTTAATATTCCTGAGTCATCTGCAAATCTTAGTAAATATTCACCTTCTAATCTAGGTACAGTAGCTTCTGTTGTATTACCTGCTAATGCTTCTATAAGGTCTACTGCATTAGAAAATGTACCACTACCATCTGTTTTTGTAGAATGACGTACATAAACCCTACCACCATGTGTTACGTCTACATCTGTAGATAAATCCCACCTAAGTCTTATAAGTTTTTCAGATATTGGTTCTGCTGTAAGGTTACTTACATTTGCAGGTACAGCAGTTTTTCCAACAGCATTGAATGTTAAATCAGATGATGTTGCACTAATTTCTAATGCTGCATTATATGCAAATACCTGTATTTCATAAACACCTTTTTCTGTATTGAGTATCTCGTAATCAGGTCTACTTACTGTCTGTGAAGTGTAGTTACCATTATTAAATCTATAGTTAACCTGATATTGTGTTACCCCTGTAATTGGTTGCCAACTTATTATTAATTTTGCTACTGCCTGATTGTTAATTACTACAATCTTTTCATTAGCAATAACATTATTAGGTGGGTCTACAGGTTGGTTTAATATTGATACTGTTCTTGTAGGTAATGCAGTACCATCTTCTATAAATGCATATTTTTCTGGTACGTAAGATAAAGCACTAATTGTATAATTTATTTCGTCTTGTTCTTCTACAGCTACTACCCTAAATTTTT